GTTGTCGTGCTTTAGCACAAGCGCCAAGATGCCCTTGAACAGATCCTTCACGCCGGTCTCAGCCATTGTGCGCGCGTAGCTCTCCAGCTTGACCTGCGCGCCGCGTACTGTCGCGCTGACGGCTGACGCAGTCGACGACTGCAAGCTATTGGCGTCCAGACCCTGCGAGGCTCGTGACATGCCGGTGCGCTGCTCTTTTACCGTGTCGAGGTAATCCATCAGCGGGCGGATCTCGTTGCCAACCGACGCGCCGGACAGTGGCTGGATCATGCCGGGCTGGCGCACGCGGATTATTCCGCCAGCCTGAGCGTCCAGCAAATCGTCGAGATTTACGGCCCCCTCGACGGCCGCTATGCGCGGCAGTGTCGATGAGTAGACGCTGTCCAGATACTGGCGCATCAGCGTGGTCTTGATGACCTGCAAGTCCTGCGTCATGTCGTAGATCGAGCGGCCGACCAGCCGGTGCGGCATCAGAATAGGAGACGCAACTGCAAACGGGATGTGATCCCACGGCTCGTTGTGCAGTATCTCGGCGCCGTCGGAGCCAATCGCGCAGATGCGCCGACGCTCGGCGATACCGTCGCCGTCGAAGTCCACGTTCATAATGCACTCGTGATAAATGACCGAGCGCAAAGTCGGGTCGGCCGGGTCAACGCCAGTGGCCGCCTCTAAGTCTTGGAAGCGGTTGTTTACCTCGCGGTCGACGTCCAGCTCGTTCTCTCCGGCGTGCTTCTCGACGAGGTCGCGGTCGTAACCCATAGCCACAAGCTCTGACACAGTCAGCGACGTGCGGTGCGCCATAAAGTGCGCGTCTTCCAGATTGCCAGTCGCGTGACGTGACACCAGAAACTCCTCGGGCGGCACGTTGATGACTTTGATCTCGCCCTCTTTGCGTGTGACGCGGACGGTCAGGTCGTACTCAGAGCGGAGCGGCACGGTCTCGCCGGTCTCTTCGCTGTACATGCTCTCCATTACGGTTTCGTCCTGCTCGATGATCTCGACGTCGGGGTCGTTCATCAGCATGACCAGTTCGTCCTCGGACAGCCCGCTGTACTCTTCTTCGTCTACCTGCTCTCGCTCTTCCCAGAAAAATTTAATGACGCCCATACGAAACAGCAGCGCGTCCTTGAAAAACGTGTGCAGTAATTTATAGCCGTCATTGCGCTGGTTGATGATGTAATTGACGTAATCCGACGCCTGCTCGGCTGGCTCGACGTCCTCGGCGCTGCGCGGCGCGAAGCGGACGTATTTGTCGTTGGACGTAAACACCCGCATCAGGTTGGGCATGATGGCCTCGACGCTGTCTGCGACGGTGCTGTCGACTACGGCCGAGCGACCCTCAACCTCGTTGCCCAGCGGCTCACCCAAGTAAAAGTCGAGGGCGCGCAGGCGCTCCTCGGTGTATTCGCTGTCGAAGTGGTTTAGTGCGTCGGTGATTTCACCTGACACAATCGAGCCGAGCTGGTAGTCGTCCATTTTAGCCATTTTTCTTCGCACCTTTAGCCACGCGTCTTGGCGCGGGTTTAGCTTTATCCGCTACGCTATTATTACACAGTTCCGGCTTTTCTTCCAGCGGGGGCTGGACGCGGCGTATGCGGCCAACTATGGGGCGCCGCACCATCATTGCATTGTCACCTTGCGCGTCTTCTTTTTCGCGCCCTTGGCAGGCTTAATCGTCGCACCTATTTTTGCGGCTGTCTCGGTGTGTCCGAATGTCGTCGCCACAGTTTTTGGTGGGCGAGGCGTAGCCACGACTTCGACCGGCGGATTTTTACCTTGGATGCAACGCGCCATATTCTCACAACGCCCACGGTATGGGCAAGGATCACATACAATCATTTTTTCGCCTTTTTCTTTTTGGCAGTTTTTGCGGCTTTCTTAAAAGCCATTGCGCTCGGCGCGCCACGCGTGCCGGGCTTTCTCATTTTCTCGCCAGAGCCAGCGGCAATGCGCTTACGCTTGGCGTGGATATTTGCGTACAAGCCTTTACCGGGCATATTTTTTGCCGCCCTTGCCTTTTTTCTTCATGCAAGCCATTACTTTTTTCTCGCTTTCTTTTTAGCTGTAGCTGATAGCTGGTTGAAGTGTAGCACCTTTTTGCTTTTCGGTGTCATCTGCGCGCCGGTCATAATTGTGCCGTCCTTGTGCTTATGCACGGCGCCACGATATTTTGTGCCGTCACGAAAGTAGTGTAGTCCTGCCGCCATTTTCTAACACTTCCATCTGCGTCGAGCCGCCTTGCCGCGCGGGCTAGTCCAGCTCCTCGATCTGGCGCAGAAACTCTTGCGCCGCTTTGCGTCCTTACTGCCCGGCTTTACCTTGCCGGTCACGGGCGCCTTTAACTTCGAGCCGGTGGCTCGGTTGTATTTTGCACGACCCTTGGCCGTAAGTCCACCGCCAGCCTTAACCGACTGCTTCTCGCCGCGACCGACTGACAGGCTCACATTTTTCTTCTTGCGGGGTGCCATTCTTTTGCCTTTGATATTATCCTGATATAGTGTAAACTCTGTTTTTTAAGCAAGGGGTCATATTATGGACAAACAAGATAAACGAGAAAGAATAATTTTAACAGTAGCGGCGCATTTGGAAACCTCTGACCCAACCACAGACCACAAGCAAAAGCTAATAGGCTTGGACGCTCTTTTGTGCGAGGCTATTGGCATTGACCAAGAGACAAATCCACCAGAGTTCATTTTAGTACCCTAACAAGCCAGACATAGTATCGACAAGCTTTTGATCAACAACCTGATAAGGATTGTTTAGCCTTGTGGTATATTGTTTCATGCTCGCGGGCTGGGGTGCGCCTGACTTTGTCGTCGCCCCCTCAAGGGTCTTAAAGAAATCTCTATAAAAGATTTCATTAGGTATTGTTCCAGAAAATTGAACAGGGTCGCCCGCGCGGCGCATAGCGGTGTCGTATGTTGAGTGTGACATTGCGGGGTTTTTAATACTGCCGCCAGCGACATCTATTGGAATAAAGGACATTCCAGTTTGAAATGTTGGCACATTTTTTTGAGCCTCTTCTGTCAAAGCGTATCTGGCCTTGCCGACCAATGGGAAGCCTTTTGACCGCCACAAATCTTTGTCCATTTCCTTAATTATAGTCGCTCTAGTTTTCCCAGATTTTTGTGACTTCATCCACTCTCTAAACTTAGGCGATTTTACGCCGGGGAAATCTGGAAAAGATTTTTTTATTTCATCGTCAAATTGTTTCGCGTCTTTTTTAGTTATTTTTGCTGTTTTCAACATTTCAGCTACTGCGGCTGAATTAAAGTCGGTGAAGTCAACGGCCGTTGGGTTCATTGTAGAATGAGCCAAAACAACGTCCTCTATTCCGGTTTCTTCTTGAGCCTTTTTAGCGCGAGCCAGAAGCCCTGATATGACGCCTTCATCTGATGCCCAAGCATATGGCGTTGCAAGCTGGTAGTCCCTGCCACCCAAAGCAGACACCGGTTCGTCAAAAACCTGACCAGATAAACTTTTAAGAGTACCTACACCGCTTCTATCACCAGCGCCAAATAAGGCAACCTTGCCAAGTAAATTTTCCGGTTTAACAACCTTTCGCTCCGGCATGAGCAGGCTCATAGGCTCAAAATTGTATTGCATTTCAGCAAGCGGCTCATCGAGCTTAATACTGCTGTACCCCATAGGGTCTAGCTCTTTCTTTGATGGCTCCTTAACACGCCCACCCATACCGATTGAACCGGCGGGACGTTCCATAAGCAGTCCGCCGCCGGTTACTGCGCCAGCGAGGTCAAACGCGTCCATAAGCACGTCTTCGGTTGGCAAGCCGGTCTCGGGGTCTATGGTCAACGGCAACTCGCCCTGAGAGCGCGCAATCGTTTTAGCTATTGGCTGAACGAAGCCGGGGAAGCTCGGCACAATCTCGCCCCCAACATTAGCTACGGGCAACAGAAAGTGCGGTGCGGCGTAGTCGCCCATACCGTACAGAGAATTTAGGTAAGCCTCTTCATCGAAGCTCGGCGTACCCTGAGCGCCTGCCATCATCATGTCGTCGGGGGACAGTAAGCCGCTCATCTACATCTCCAACAATCCGCGATCTTCGCCCATATCGCTGACCGCCGCAACCGTACCTGCGCCAACCAGCGGGGCAAGCAAGCCGTATTTACGCATAATCTCGATCATGCTGTCGTCGAATACGACGAAATTGCGGGTGGCGTCTGTTATGCCAGCGTCAGCAAAACCAGCCGCTGTTCGGCTACCGGCGTCCAAATATTTAATGCCGGGGATGCCAGCGGCGGCTAAATCTTTAGACGCTTGAGCTTGTGCAATTCTTCTATTTTGCATAGGAGCATCAGAAATGGGCTTGGTTCGATCTTGGGTCATTCTGTCATAAATCAAAAAACCCGGCGTGCGCTCATCTTCTGGCTTGTAACCCAGCTTTTCCAACGCCTTTTTTACGCCCTCAGATTGATCCTTAAATGGAAGCTGATGATCGAGCATCATTTTAGGATCGGCGTCGATGTTGACTTCGTACATCGCGCCGCCTTGTGGGGACACACTCAAGTCAAGAGACGATAAAACACTTTCAATTTCATCATACTCTTTTGCAAGCTGTTTTTTAAATCCCGTTGTCCGCTTTATGTATTCTGGCCCAGTGGCTTGATCTATGTCTTTTTGAAGATCGTCTAACACCTCTTTTTTGCGGCCTTTAAATATTTCCATAGGAGCCTTATTTTTTAACACACCCTCTTGTATAGCAATTATCGCCTCATCTACTAAATCGTCTCCGGCAGAAATGTTTTTTTCATCAAACACACCCCTTAACTGCTTTTCAAAATATGCAGGATAAAGATCGCGCGGGTTTATCTGGTACTCATCACCCTTAACAGAATAGCTGTACGGCGAAAGCATCCTTTTGTATTCTTCTGCTACATTTTCATTTTCAGCAAAATACAGCCCCTGACCATACGCCTGAGACCCCTCACCTGCACCTATCATACCGGTGTCAAAACGCTCAAAATGATGT